GTGTATATCCTGTGTCGGGAGAGATGACCTGCTGACTCCATGACGGAGTTGCGCTCTTTGCCTGTGCATTGACTCCCTCAGAGCCGCTCATTGTTCCCTCAACTCCAAGGATCGTTACGCCCTGTCGGATATTAGTAGCAATGATTTTCGCCTGCTCTGCGGAGGCAATGCTGACCTTGCCAGAGCCGTCATGATAACCCTGTGCAATGGTGACCTGCTGGGCCTTGGTGGTAATGTTCCCTGTCTGTGCGCCGTTGTTCGCCATTGTACCAGTGAGCAGTGCACCCCTAGCATGAGCGGTCTTGCCAGCAAGGATTTCAGATACTGCCGCCGTGTCTTCCGATGTGTCGGAATCGTATTCACACGTTCCTGTGATGGGTGCGCCGCTCTTGTCATGTGCGGTAACTCCAGTGAGCAGGTCTGCCGCCGTGATCGTGTCCCCTGTCAGGTCGATAATTGTTGTGCCGTTGCTGAGAACAACTTTACTTGCATATTCGTTTGCCATTAGATAATTCCTCCGATATAGACGGTTCTGCCGCCTGCAGGGTTTGATACAGATTCGACCTGTATCGGGTTTACAGTTATATTCTGATTCACGACCTTTTGAGCGGTCATTAATACAGTTCCGTCAAAGTCAGGATCTATGGTTGTTTCTCCTGTATACACAGGAAGGTCATGCTGTACCACCTTAGTGACAATGCCGACCTCTCCATCCATAGGGATATTCAGTGATAACTCACCATCAAGCACTATCTCTTTGTGGGAGTTCATTCCATCACCTCCCTGATGTGGTTATTCACTCCGTTTACGACCTCTTCTCTGCTTGCTCCACGCACTCCGTCAGCAGTAAGCCAGTTAAGCATGATGCTTGCCGCTCTCGCGCCTATCGCAAGTGTTTCCTCTTGCGTGAGTGTCCATGAGAGTGTATCCTCTCCGACTGTTGCATCGGAGAGGTCTTTCTCTATGATGTTCACGCCACGTTCCTTGATGGTGAGGATTGCGGAAGTGATTGACGAAACAGGCACAACTTTGAACGTGTATGTGATTGTCGGAGTTGTCCCGATTATGATTCGTGTCATGCGGTCACCTCCCTTTAGATGTAGTAAGTTCCAAATCTTGCAAACACGTTTCTGTCTGCATCTATGCTTATGCGGATTGACAGATTGTTGATGTTTTTCTCAAAGCTGTTCTCTGCCGCGTTTCCACAAATCGCAGTGTAGTTTCGATAGTTTGAGTTGCCGCTGAACCCTACCTTGATGATCCCGTCCTCGGGGTCAAACTCTGTGTACTCAGTGCGGAATCCCAGGTGGACCGTTGCCCCGTTTACCGACTTGATCGTGCAGATGGTCTTGAGCGTGTTTGTGGTCAAGTCGATCGCACGGAACAGCATCGACGCTGCAGACGCATCAAGTCTTTCCATCAGCACCATGATCTTATACTCCGGATACAGGACTGTCCCGTATGTGGCAGCCTGGCTTGATGTGGGTGCGATCTCCAAAAGCACTCTCACGCTGTCCGGAGCAAATCCATTTACTCCATTTCTTTCGCAACGCAGGACCGCGTGCTGAGAATAGGAGTCCGATGACCAGTAGACATAATCCTCGGTGAAGTTGAAGTTGAGCAGCCGAAAGAACTTTTCTCCGCTTGTTACGTTCTGACTTGTATCGGGGTCTACGAAGGACTGTCGTGTCCAGGTTGTGCCGCCGTTTGTCGAGTACCAAATCTGCGACTTGAGTCCCTTATCACCGGTTGCGAAATAGACCGTGCCCGTGTACGGGTCGACCTGCACTGTGTGGAAATGCTCGATGACCGTATCGTCATATTCCGCAGAATCGTTTTCGGCCACGCGGAACGTCTTGAGGACCTCCCAAGAAGATGCCTGAGTGATATCTGCACTCGCCTTGATCCTCCAGAGGTTGGACGTATAGACCACCATCTCGCGCGTATACTCTCCGAAGATGACGTCGCCATTAGGGAGCGATGTGATACCGCAGTTCTCAAGCCATCCACAGGGTTTTTTGGCATCACCAAAGTCCACCTCGTGCCATTCCGCATAGCCCTCGGAATATAAGCAGACAAACGGATTCTGTCGTACGTCATCCAGAGCCGCATCATAAGACAGCCCCGCCGAGCCGAATTCGTTTCGGAAGACCGCGATAATGTCACCATTCTGCCGGACCGCAAATTTATACTGCGTCCAGTTCGTGAAACGGGTGATCCGCACCTTGCTCCTGAGGTCTTTTGATATATACAGGTCCCCGGCATAATTCGCAAGCAGGTACCAGTCCACTACAGGATGAGTGCCATCCCCATAGATAAAGGTCTTCGCGGCGATGATCGTCGACGTCCCTGCATTGACAGGAGCCGTGTACGGCATTGTAACCTGCCTTACTGCCGCCGCATCCGCAGATTTTCCTCCGATATTAAGAGTCATGTCGGTGTATCCGTCATGTACTATCCTTACGGCATCCGCAGGTATGTCTGATGGAGTGATTGCAGAATCATTGGCAGTTGCGATGACAAAGCGGTAAGAGTATCCAGGTTTAACAGGCAACTCCAAAACTGACGTCACCCAATCCGCAGGATAGCCGCCCACGTAAGACATCCGTTCGTCCCATACGCGGGCATTAAGTTTGAATCCGCTCGCGATGGAGATCTTTATCGTGCCATAGCCTAATGTGTACTGGTTAAAGTATCCATTACTCCTGCACCTCGTTGTCGCTGTTGTATTTGCCCCTGTCGATGCCGCGATGCTCCCCTGTGTCCACTGGCTGATCGGCGTTACGGAATCGACCTCCATCAGAGCCAAATCGTCTGTTATGCTGTCAAGCCTGTCACCCACTGTCCTTGCGTCTGCCGCCCTGCCCGATATGGTAAGGGTAGCATCCGTGTATGACAGGGAGTGATAAGTCAGGAAATTGGACGGTAAATCTTCGGGTGCTAGGGTCGTGTCATTGGTGCGCTTGACGATGAAGCGATATTTGTGCCCCGCAGTAAGCGGCATATCGAACTCGCCAGTCACCATTTCACTTCCAGTAGGGAGTGTAGTCACATAAACATCATTCGCAGTCCATTCTCTGCCCGACACTTTATATCCGTCTGCTACCGTAAAGTGCAGAGAATCTGCGGGTGAGTAGTCATCCGCGTAAATGTATCCATCGCTCCTGCAAGCCACAGACATGGACTGGATCTCGCCATTAGATGCACGAATTGATCCCTGTATCCAGTCAGTTATTGCGATTTCTGCCCCTGCCGCCTTGACACTGCTTAATCCTGCCTGCAACTTAGCGACATCGGACTGCATGCCCTCGACCGTAGCCACTGCGGTGTTGACGGTCTGAATCACCTCGTCAAGATTGTATCCTTCGTACTGGTCTGCCCACTCGGCGGTTTCCCCATCAAGAGCGATGCCATTCTTGACCTGGAAAATCTCCGTCCTCAAAATCTGTTCGCCCGATGTGATTTTGAACTGCGCTTTGAGATTGCCGCTTTTCGCAAGTGCCGCCTGAGTCAGTTCCGCGAACACGCCTTTGATAGTGCCAGTGCGGTCTGCGTTGTCCACGTCCACCACTGAGCCCGTAATCTGCACTCCTACGTTGTCGGGGCGGAGGATGGTCAGTGTGATCGTGGCAGATTCGTCAACCAAGTAGTCAAGCCCATCCTGCGTGATGGTTGCCCGCACATATCTGGTCTTCGAGTCGAGCGCTATTGCTTTGACTGTGGCCTGCGACTGGTCGTGATTGATGACATCAAGTACAAGACTTGCTGTTACGTTTTCTAAAGCCATTCAATCACCTCCTAGTTTTTGACATATTCAATCAGGAACCGTACCTTTACCACGGCCTGCTGGTCGCGGTGCTGATTCCAGAAAGAAAACTCTAAGTTATTTCCTTCGAGCCACATTTTTTGGAAGATGCACCACCCTGCGTTCTTGCCGTTTTTGTCGTTGTTGAGGATTTTATAACCCCTGATGTTCTTGGGTGTATATCCCTCATACGCGATGCTCCTTGTGGCGCTGTAAGATGCGTTTGCATTAACGCCGATACTTGTAAATTCCACAGTCCTCTCGAGGTACTTAGGCAGCTTCCCTTTGATCTCCGCGATCGCTCCGGTCACTGTCTCAGCATCAGTGCCCATCTCCTCATCGCCAATCAGTGCCATGATCCCAGTCAATGACTCGCAGACATCCAACAGCCTGTCCACGCTTGTGATGTTGATCCCGTTTATGTTGACCTGATAAACAGGGACATCTACCAGGCTGTCTCCGCTTGCGATCTCTCCTTCGTTGTACGTAGGAGCCTGTGGATTGCTCGCGGCCGGAGTTCCCTGTATAACAGCAAATTCCAGGCTCTCAATCCCGCTGCTTCTTGTGTATCTGCAGACGATCAGGTCCTTTCTCAGCATCCCCTGCGTTCCGTTGGCGATTGCCAGCGTATCATAGGTTCCCGCCTCTATAACGCCCAAGCAGCCCTGGTGAGAGATCACGCCGTCGAGGATCCTGATCTCGTTTGCACTGGCGACTTCTGCGGCGAGGCTGTTTCCTGTTCTCAGGATGTAAGCCCCTTCTCCAACAAGTCCCTGGTGTACAGCGCAGTCCTGCTCAGGCCTGACATGCGGCTCTCCCGTATGTCCTGTGATAATGTTCATGTTTCTTCCTCCAGCTCCTCTTCAGGTGGTTCAGCAGTCTCTTCTTCAGCGGCCTCTGGTTCTTCTTCCGGCTGTTCTGCTTCCGTTTCTTCTTTCGCCGGCGCAATTAAAAGCGCCGCCGGCGCGGTCACTGTCACATCGTCCTCGAGTTTGTACTCGATGCTCTCAGCGTCGCCTTCAAGCGTGACGATCTTTCCGGCGATTGGGGATGTCATGATCATACCTGACAGGTAGTCCCTGCCGCCGACAATGTCGCCGATCCCGATATCCCTGTTCGAGGCTGTCTTCATGTCGAACTTGTCCGAATCCATCAGCGATGCAAGACGGTCGCGGCCGGACTGTATCAGATCGGGGAGTTCCGCTCCGGGATTGTCAAAAATCTCTGTGATCTCATCCACACCGAACTGTGTCTGCGTTGTTGATATGTTCCCGTTCACATCTGCATACCAGTGATAGACGGTTCTGTCCTTCAGTTCGCCTTTTCCTAAGCAGATCATGTGATTGACACCGTCCTTCTTCGACTGCATTGTGTAGTCATTTCTCATATCAGACGACAGCTCGATAGACTGAGAGTAGTCCACGATCGGTACCGCCGTGACGACAACAGCTTTCAGCGGCTGCGAATAGGCCAGGTCCAATCTGTATCCATACGCTTTCAGGAGCTTCGCGAGCCCGGCTTCGAGGGTGCAGTATCGATCATACTGGAATGTGCTCGCGGTCACGCCCGTGCTCTCTGTGCTACCTACAAACAGGCCCTGGAATGCTGCCTCTACCCTTGCTTTCACGATGGTATTCAATTCGCCGGCATCCGTCGCGTAGTCCTGTCCCGGAGGCGGTTCGATGATCTTTTTCTGCATCCTTCCGCGCCATGTCAGCCCGCCTATGTTGATATATCCCTGCTCCGTGTTGGTGTTGGTCCTGCGATATATCCCGCCATACTCAGTATCCGGGATATAGATCAGTGAACCTTTCGGAATTTTCTCATATTCGAAACGCGGGATCATGATCTCGAAGCTGTTCTCGGTTCTGCTCACTTCGAAATCGCCCTTTCTGTATTTGAGAAATCCCTGTTCTCTCCCGGCGCTGTCCGCTAATATCAGTCTTCTCATCGTGGCTCGCTCCGTTCTTCATAAAGCGTCAGGTCGAAGCCAAACGTTGCCGGCCAACTGATCTGAAGCGTCTTCTCCGGAATCTGCTCGAAAACTGACTCCGCTTTGTTCCGCAAGTCGAACGCGTTGACCTTCTGGCCGCTCGCTGTGGTCTTTTCGATCGTTCCCTGCTTGGAGTCGATCACGACATACTCAGATGCTCCCAGGACGTCCATGATCTGATACGCGTGGCCATTGATCACGACCCTCGGATTTTCAACCGGTCCGTAGATCACCATTTTGAAATCAGATTTGAAGGGGAATCCTGTCTGCCATGTCGCAGATCCGGACCGGCGAGAACTGTAATCGTATGGATAATCAAACGGGTAATCCAAATATGTCTCTTCTTCTCCGCTTACCTGCGCGTAAAAGTTTTTTGTCTCCTCTTTGATCCAGAATGGATATGGGCAGTAAAAACTGACCTTGTTGTCGACGAGCATGTTGCTGCCGTCAGGTGCCGTCTTACTCTTCGTCGCAAAGCACTCTATATAGTATTTGTTCCATATCAGGCGCCCCGGGGTCATATTGCGAACATCCAGCTCGAAGTCGTCGTGAAGGGCTTCAAGCAGTGCCAGCTTCTCCTGGGACGTCCCAAACAGCGACAGCGTAGCCTCATACACTGCCGCCGGTCTTGTAAAAGCGGACACGCGTTCTCCATATTTGA